ATCAGAGCAGGGATGTCCTGCGCGGTCATGCGCCGGATCATTTTTTGCCTTTAGGTTTCTTTTTGGGTTTCGACGTTCCCATGCTTTTGTAACTTTCGGTCAGCAGGGTTTTTATGTTTTTGCTCATCTCAATCCCCTATAGCAACGGCCTGGCGGCCCCGGTAATCGTTGGTTTCGTAGTTCATGATATTGTAATCCATGTCGGCCACCGCTTGCTGGCGGTATACCTCGTTTGGCCTATTGACCAGTTTAGGGAATAGCTCGGTAAAGCCCCACACCATGGCGTCGACCCGGTCAGGTGAGCCGTCGCCTTCATACCCGGCGGCGGTCATTTGGCACATCTCAGATTCAAGTTCTGGGAACGTGCCGACGTGGTGGATCCGGCCCAACGCGTACAGGGCCGATATCGGTTCAGCTCTGACGTGTTTACCGCGCGAGGCGTGGACCATGATGATGTTGAGACCGGGTCGGACGCTGTCCAATACGTGGCGGCACATATCGCCGCCTTGGTTCTTTTCAATCACGATCCCGTCGGCTTGGTAACGATCGTGCATGGCAATGGCTCGCCGTGCCCATCTTTCGGGTGCGCCGCGTGTCGAGGCGTCCTCCAGAACGTATCCATGCCCTGATTCGCTTGTTGCTACCACCATGATCCCGTGGCTGTCGCTCTGGTCATGACTGGACACCGCCGGATCGACTGCTATCAGGATCCGCCCAATATCGTTAGGGATCTCGGTTTTGCGGTTTTCGTTGATGTCACGCATTGTCCATATAGCGCCGACCGAATTTGGTTCGTAATCGCCTTGCCAAATGTGGCTATACCGGTCGGGACGCATCCGCCTATCAAGCGCGCGCTCGGCCTCCAACTCTTTTGGGAACCACGGGTTGCTGTCATAATTGACTTGCACCACCGCCGCGCCTTCGGGCACATCATCGCCGCGCAGGAACTTGTCCACCGCATCCATACGATTGCGAGGATTCCAGGAGAACCATATTTGGGATCCAGCGGCCCGGATCGTCGGGCGGAGTAACTCTAAAGACTTAGCGGACAATGTTTGAGCTTCTTCCACCCACGCGTAGGTTATTGACTCCAGAGACTTGATACTTTCCGACGTGTGGTCCTGCATTCCCATGAATATGACCACGCCGCCCTCCGCCGTCTCGATGCGGTCATGCAGCACCCGGAACCGGCTAGCGACGCCCAGGGCGTTTATTTTGTCGGCGATGAGACGGTGCGCCGATTCTCGTAAAGACCGTTGCACCTCGCGGATGCAAACAACTCGCGTTGTGGGGGCCGCCACCATTTCGTCTACGATACGCTCTGCAAAATGGTGAGACTTGCCGCTTCCCCGGCCACCATGCGCGCCGAGGTATCGCAGCCCTGGCGTAAACAAAGGCGCAAAAACTTCAGGCGTCGGAATCGTCAATTTTGCCATGGATGAAAACCCGTTCAATTTTCACAATCTTTTGCGTAATGTCCGCAACCACTTGTAAAGGTAGCACTTTTCCCATCAGCCCCATGAAGGCAACGGGATTTTCGCGCGCCTGTTTGCGCAAATAATTTACCATGCCGCCTTTATCGCCAGCCAATTCAGCGGCCTGCAAAATTGCGTCCTTTAATAGAGCAGTTGATTTATTCGGCGCGCCTTTTGGACGTCCAATATTGCCACGCTTCACAGTTCTGGCAGGCGGTTTATTCTTCCCTACTTTACTATCCATCACAAAATCCTTATCTGATTTCGCTAATAAATACAGGCACTTGAAAATTAAATCAACTCATTTGCATATTTATTGAATAAATGGGTTTACACGCGTAAACAAACGAATTAGTCTCTTAATTATCAAAACGGCACACAAACAAAGGGAAACGATTATGAAAACGAATTACACAAAAGCCGAACGAATTGAAGCCGCTGAAAGCGCCTTATACAATTGGGCGTGCGGCAATCTCACCACCAAAAACGTAAAGCACCACTGCGCGGCTTTAGGCTTCACGATTGACTTTCGCCAGCCTGATGCAGGCGATTGGATGGAAGCTTTTTATTCCGACGGTTCGGCGATCACGCTCAAAGTTTAAAGCCAACAGATACAGCCATTTGAACAGAAACATAAACAGAAAAAGGAATCAGTAAAATGGCGCAAGCAAAATCAGGAGTAATATACCGGGGCCCGTCGATGTTAGACGGCGCACCAATTATTGTGGTCGCAATTGCTAAATCTAATAATGGCAAGACGGGCGCAATGCTTCAAACATTTATTATGCGAGAAGACGTTAACCCGGTCGTCGCCTTAAAAAGCAAACAGGATGCATCTGTTTGTGGCGATTGTCTCGCGCGCCCTTCCAATGGCGGGTGGTGTTATGTACGGGTGGAACAATCCGTTGCTGGCGTTTGGAAGTGTTACCATAGGGCGGCCTTCAAAGTGACAACAGGCGCAAGAAAAGGCGAGTTGTCAAAATACGCTGGATACGCCGACGCCCTAGAGCCCGCACAAATCACTGAATTAGGACGCGGGCGCACTAATCGCGTCGGGACATATGGCGACCCCGCAGCGGTTCCCATGTACGTTTGGGACGCGCTGAATAGTGAAGCCGCTGGGTGGAATGGATACACCCACCAATGGAAAACTTGCGCACCTGATTATGCCAAGTACTGCATGGCGTCGATTGATAAACCTTGCGACACACTATCCGCCGAAATGTTAGGTTACAGGTGTTTTGTCGCGGTATTGCCGGGCGAAACAGTGACAAACGCGAGCGCAAAATCAGTAGGGTGCCCTGCGGCAAAAGAGAACGGGCAAAAGGCGCAATGTGATACCTGCCTTGGGTGTGGCGGTAATGAAGGACGCGGCACAACTCATCGGGTAATCGAAGTACATGGTGTGGACTATAAGACGAAACGATATACCGCGTATCGCGCAGCGGCGTAGTGATCACAACAGAGCGCCATCACTGTGTGGCGTTCGATTGTGACCATTAAACCAACAAACGGAGAAAACAATGCTCAGAATTATTGACGGCAAAAACTACAACACCAAAACCGCACGCGAATTATGTGAACTCGATAGCGTCGCCGACGTCGGTCTAAAAATCGCGGGCGCAGCAATTTGCAAAACACGAAGTAATGTTATGACCAAGACAAAAAACGACATAACGCCAATTTTCCAAGCCTTGTCCTTGGGTTTTATCGCCGGGATGCTGTTCGCGATCAGCCTATATGCGTGGGCCGATTATATATTCGGAAGGGGGGTGCATTGATATGAACAATTCGACCAGACTTAAAAAGTGGTTGCGCTTACAGCACGGCAGAGCCAGCCAATTAGCGCGTGAATTAGAGGTGTCGCGGATGTCAGTGCATTTTTGGTGTACAGGTCGAAGCCTACCATCGTTGAAATTACAAGCGTCACTGGATACAGCGACCAAAGGGAAAGTCCCCATTTCAGGATGGCCCCCATCGCGGCAGACTGGCCGACCTCGAAAGACTGACACTAATTAGAGGGGTATCGCCGGGCGTTGTGCGGGTAGGCGAGGGCGAGGGAGACCGCCCTCACCGCCTCAACACAATACCCGGCGATAATTTGACATACCGCTATTTGCTCGCAGTAGCAATTAAAACGGGATCTCATCGTTTAACGCCTGTTTTTTCTCCTTTTTCTTTATTCCCCCGACCTCCGCATCCTTAAATATATCCTTCGTAACGGAAACTAGGTTGTGCCTGTCACTCTCAAGCACCCGTACAACCTCCTGTAAGCTCCACACAGACGCATCTCCCGCAGTCTTTGACCTGACCACCTCACGAGCCGTCGCCTCGTCCTTACAGATCGCATAGGAACGACCTGCCGCCGCTGTCACGATCCGACATTTAGGCGTGACTTTTTCTGCCCCCGATTCCGCCGCAGCTTTATCTAGTGCTTGCCAAGCTCGAACCATGACGCTGGCGCGTCGAATAACCCCCTCGACATCGTCGTTCATTATGCACGCATCGAGCTTGGCTTTTGCACTCCCAAATTTGGCCGCCATATCTGGATCAACGAGGCCTGGGAGACGACCCGACCCCCATCTATTTTCACAGCTTGTAGCAACGGCATCGAGCGGCTCCAATGCGTGATAAATCATTTCCTTTTTCGGGTTGCTATAATCGAGCGGATTTGTAATTGGATCAGGTCTTTGTGGTTGCCGATTTCGCATCTTTTTCCTCCTGTCAAAGTGTCGGGCCTAAATCGCCTGTATCTTAACTACTCCTTGCGCATGCGGGGACGCTCGCGCTCAAAGCGAGCATCCCTGCAACGCGCGTAGTAAGTATATAGGCGATTTTACGTTGCGCGCGTGTAACTGCAACGTAAATGCGTAGTAACGTGCGTAACCCAGGATTACATATTCAGTCATCGATATGACCGGGTAATTTGCCGTGATCTATGCCAATTACGGCTTGTTTATCCTCTCGTCGATTCACCGGATTGTAGTGCAATCCAACTTCAATTATTTTGTCTTTTCGCCACTGATTTAAGATAAATCCGGCACTCGAATCGCTTATTTTGGGGTCACCTTTTGCGTCTTTATTCCCGTAATTTTTAATGATTTCTCCGGCCCATCTAGTGGTGCCTCCGCTGTTCTTGAAAATGAACATTTGACCATCTGCAACGCCCCGCTCCAACGCCAGCAATGTACTCCTGGCAGCAACAACAGGAAGGTCGTCAAATGGGTCTGGAGGTGTCCACGGAACCAGTACGCCAACATCGTCACTCTCGTCCTCACCATCGGCGTTATCTAGGTCGACACTGTGTCTCTCAAACCACTCCACTTTTGACAGCGGCTTGGACATGCTGTTCTTGGCGTTATCGACTCTAACATACCAACCCTTTCGGGCAGGTTCGATATTAAGCGCAACGGCTTCCTTTTCTGTCATGACGGCTAACGTCCTGGCGGCTCTAACGGCCCCTGTGATAGCCGACGCTCCACGAGCTACATTCATGTCGCCCGGCGTTGATGTGGTACCTGGCGGCGCTTTACGGACGTGGTGGACAAGATCAACGGCAGCTCGTGTCTCATTGGCGATATTGCCGAATATGGTCAGCACTTGATCCACTTCGGTATTGTCGTTCTCTTCGGCTCTGTGCGACTTGATGAAAGGATCGACTTGAAGAACGTCAATATTTTCCTCGATCATAACTTTGGTTATCTCTTCGGCATATGACGTAGGTATAATCCCACTTTTATCCCGTTCAGCGATAATCAACGGATGATCTCTGCCGCTGTTTAGAAGTAACCTGCCTCGAAGGCGCTGCGGGTCGATTTTGAAATAACTACAGATAGCCCAGACCCGGCGTTGCAGTTCATCCAATGGGTCTTCCAAGTTGTAATGA